AAAACTGCCATTTTACGGCCCTTTCAAAAGGGGGCAGACCGAAGCCCGCCCCCAAAAGTTCAAGTTACGGATTTTCAGCCGCAACAGCCGTCAGGATGGTCGGCGAACCGGTCGTGGCGAAGAAGCCGGTCACACAGCCGTGATCTTTCGTGTCGTCGGTATCACCAGCACCCGACCCGAAGATGATCTTGCGGACGCCGTAGATGCCTTCGATGGCGACGCCCTTCTTGTCTTCGTAGTCGAAGTTCTCGGTCACAGTGCGCCAGCGCTTTGCGTAAGCGATGGCAAGCGCCTGAGCGCCGCACAGGTAAACCGGGGTGACTTCAGCCGTGCCGCCGTTGCCGAGATTTTCGTAGATCGGCAGGTTGTCAGTTTCCTTGACAATCACGCCATTCCAGAAAATGTCGCCGCCTTCGAACAGCTTCGAGGCTTCCATCTGCACAACGGTCGAGGCCAGAACTTCGGTGTCCAGGCTGTCACGCAAGTCCTTGAAGGCGTGCGGGTTGGCGAAGGCAACGTAGTAACGCTTCCCGTTGCCGGGGTCGCGCATCGGGCGAATCTTCGGGTTGCAGGTCTTGGCCTTCAGCACCATGCCGTCCAGCGCCGTAGCGTTGAACTTGTCGCTGGTGGTGTCGAGCTGGGCAAGGTCCGCCGACAAGTCGGTGCCCGAACCGACGCCCGCGCCGAAGTAAACGCGGTCAAGGTTGTCCACCAGCCAAGCGTCACCAATCGCAGCGGTGCGATCGACAAACTTGGTGCCGTTGAGCGAGCCCAGCGCCTCGATGATGAGGTCGCGGGTGTCTTCCATCGACCAATCAAGCAGGGTAGCGCGGGCAGCGTTACGCAGGTCGATTGCCGACTTGACTTCGCTCATTTCAGCGATGCGGACAGCGTTACGGCGCTTATCGACATAGATGCGCATGGAGCGCGAAGCCATGTCTTCTTCGTTGCCTTCCAGCGTCGAAGTGCCGGTAACAGCGGCGTTGTTGAGGCGGTTAACGAGGGCGATGGTGATCGAGTCACCGGCCTTCTTGGTCAGGTCTTCCTTGACCTGGATAACCGAGGTTTCAGTCGTCCCCATCAGCGACTTGAAGCCGCCGTCATGAAGGTATTCCTGGAAGAACTTGTCTTCCCACTGCTGGACCACCAAACCGGTGGCGGGAGTCGTATCAGCCATTTCTAAAAGTCCATCTATTGCAGCGCGTTAGGCTGCTTGTTGGGATGCAACGTCTCGCGACGTGGCGATCTGATTAGCCCAGCAACTCGTTGATCGACTTCGGCCCGGTCCAACCTGGACCAGAGCGGGAGCCGACATTGCGGGCGGTTGAGAGTGACGGCGGGAGGCCGATTGCAGGGGCAGGGATTGCCTGCTGTTCTGCCATCAGTTCCTCGCGCAGTTTGGCCTTCAGCGTTTCGAGGTCAGTCGCCCCAAGCTCTTCCATCGTCGCCGCGTTCTTGGCGATCTGGTAAGCCTTGCCCCACGGGTCGGGGTCACTAAGGGCCTGTTGTGCCAAGGCAGGGTTAAGTTCGGCCATCTGAAGGAACTTGCCCTTCATATCGTCGAAGTCCTGCTTCTCGCGGCGGTTGAGCATTTCCGACATGTTCAGCACGGCATTCATATTTGCCTGCTGCACTGCGGTGGAAACGATATGTCCGCCGTAAGCCTGTTCGTCCTCCCATATTGAGGGAGGCGGTGCAGGTGGTTCCTTGGGTTGCTGTGCGGCCTGAATTTGCTGCTTAAGAGCTTCCAGTTCCTGCTCAAGCCTCTGGCGCTTTTCCCGTTCCTCTTTCAGCCCCTTAAACGTCTCGGGCGGCAGTCCTTGGTTGGTCGGCGGCACCTCTGCGGCGGGATCCGTTTCCGGTTCCGGTGCAGTATCGCCCGTTTCCTTGGGTGCAAATCGCCCGTGTTCGTCACGGGGTGGGCCGGTGTCCTCTACCTGTGGGGTTTCGGCTACTTCGGCGGTATCGGGATCGTCGTTGAAGAAGTCCTCAAGCGGTGTCTGTTCCATTGCTCTCACATACGCCCGTTAGGCCCGGCGGCGGCTCAGATACGCCCGTTGACCCGGCGGCGGCTTCTACGTCGTCACGACGTTGAACTGTGAACCAAATGCCCCTAACAGGCAGTCGGTCTTGCGCGGTCCCCAAGAGAAAAGCGCGGTATCCGGTAAGTTTCACTTGACCCAACCCTTGCCATCGCGCCGCCAGCCATTGGCTTCGGCTTTCGTGGCAATCCTGGCCTTGATCTCGTCGCCATAGCGCGCCCAAATGGCGGCACGGTCGGCCTCGCTCATTCGGCCCTGCATCAGCGCCCAAATGTCGGCCAGCATGGTTTCGCGGTCCATCAATCTGCCACCTGCTCAATCGCAATGCGAATGGCACTAAACGAGCCGTCAAACTCGCGCACCAGGATGGCTAATGCCTTCCCGTCCTCAATAATCTCAGCCTCGTAAAAGCGCGGCCAGCTCTCGACCGCCGTTAATGCGTCAGGCTGGGGCATTGACCGACTGCATACCGGCTTGCATCGCGTTCAGGGCAACGCCGGCCTGTGTCTCTTCGGCCTTGGCGTAGTTAAGGACCGTCTTGCTCTGGGTTTCCTCAACCTGCGCCTGCGCACCGGCCATCGCCAATTCCTGCTGCTGCATCATCGCCGGGTCAGGCGGTTGGCGCAGGGCTTCGAGCGCCTTTTCCTTGTCCTTGAAGGCCGAGTTGGCAAGCAAGGCTTCCCACAGGATCGGCTGAAGGTTCGGCGGCGCGCCGGGCAGCATCTTTGCCACAACGTCAAACTGCTCAGCCTGGATCGTCGGGGTGTCAACGCCCTCATCGACTACAATGTCAACGTCTAGCTCGGTTACGCTGTTTTCATAAGCCACCGGCATTTGCGACCGGGGATCAGCCTTCAGCGCCTGAAGCTGGGCAAGCATCTGTGCGGCCTGCGGGTCGCCCTGCTGTGCGGCCTGCATCATCTGCGGCATGGTTTCTTCGGTCACACCCATCTGCTTGGCAGCGGCTTCCAGCATGGTCACAGGTCGGTTAAGCCCGACGAACCGGACGTTCATCTCGTTGTCGGTAACGCGGATCCAGCGTTCTTCTTTCCAGAACTGGCGAATGCGGCACCACACCGAACGATAGACCATCAGCGACAAGCGGCGGATTGCGTCCAGATAGTCAGCGGCTTCCGTCATGCCGCCCATCTGCTGCAACGCGATAGCCTTGCCTGACTGCCCGCCAGTGTCCTTGCCCGCCATTGCGCTATTGACGCCAGTGCGGTGGATATGATCGCGGGCGTCAACCATCAGGTTGAGATTGCCCATCAGCATGTCGGACGTTTGCAGAATTTCTACGTCGCCAGCCTCGCCGATGAATACACCATCAGGCTTAGCAAGCTCCTTGCGCACATCATCGGCGTTCTGCGCCACGTTAGGCGATACGCGAACCTGCCGGGTATTGACCGTATGCAGCGACTTCGACCGGCGCTTGTTGATCTCATCTTGCGGGCTAATCATAGCCTGCACTTCGCCGTAGCGGTTGTTATCGCGGTCAACGTAAAGCGAGATTGCCTTGATCGGGCATTCAGGCTGGTCGTCGTCGCCAAGGTAAGGCGAAGGCTGCGGCTCGACTACAAAGCCCGCCTTGGTGAAGATGCAATACTTCCAGCCCTCAGCGTCCCGGTAGTAATGCTCGCAAACCCGGACGCGGCGGCGCTTGTGGTCGGCCCACATGTTCCACTTAGGCTTGTCGTCATAAGTCTCAGACCCTTGAGCCTGCCGCCAGGTATCGGTCAGCGCGTCCTTGCCCTCAGGATAAGCCGCGATGGCGTCGTCAAGGTCCATCCAAACGACAATGCCCTTGAACTTGGCGTCCTCGAAGTCGTCCTCGGCGCTGTGCGGGTCGTAATAGAAGCGATCCCAGGCGATGCGGCGAATGTCCGGATCAAAGCCGCTGCGGGTCTGCTTTACCCCGATGAACGCAATGCCCGTTCCCTGAATGGCAATGTTCTTTGCCGCCTTGGAACGAACGTCGTCCCAATTGCTATCATCGCAGACAAAGCGGATTGCATCGGTTGCAGCGCGTGCGGAGTCCTCGTCCTGCGGATTGCGCGGGAATGCCTTCGGGTCTTTGCGGGTCTGCTTTTCCAGCCCCAGCATCGTTTTGACCTTGGGCTTGATCTCATTGAACACAACGGCAGGTTGGCCGCGCTTCTTGAGCGTAGCCTCTTCCTCTGCGGTTAGCTGCTTGTCGTCGAAGTAATCCTGGCAGCGTTCCGCATTACGGCGCGCGTCAACGGTTGCATCCTCGGCAGCCTCAAACTCGCGGACGAGCTGCTCAAGGGTCACGCTGTCTTCCATGAAGCGCCTTCCTCCTTACCCTTGAATGCCCGATCCCACCGATCACGCGGCGGGCCTGACTGTTGTTGCCGTGGTTTGTATCCGGTGCGGCGCAGTTCCTCTAAGGCGTAGCGCAGCGCATCAATCGTGTGATTGTTCTTGTCTTCCAGAACGGGGAGAATGTCGCCCGTGTGGTCGTCAACCTTGTAAGCGTAGAGCGTCAGTTCCTCCGCCACCTTCTTGCAGCGGGGATGCACGATAATGTCGAACGAGCGCAGAAACTCTATCCCGTCTTCAATTGAGCCGGGGCCTTTGACCGCCTGTGTTATCCTGAAGCCTTGCCGCTTCATGTAGCTGACCGTCTCAGGTCTGGCGCTATCAGCCCGGATTAGCCACTTGCGGCTTCCAGGGATGGTGTCAAACAGCGCCGGGGTCTTGTCGATCTCGCAACCGACTTGCCAGGCCTCGGCATCTACAAACAGCTTGCGGCCTTCAACGTGGCAGCGCACCAATACAGTCGGATCGACCGCAAAGCCCCAGTCTGCCCCGAACCTGTGAACCGCATCGGCAGGCGGATCGAATGCCTCGATCTTCCAGTTACGAAACACCCGCGCTTCGCTGTTCAGGCTGTAATGGCCTTCCCAAACGTGCAGGAACTTGTCGGGATCGCGCTTGCGGTCGTCCTCTAGGTCAGCCCTTAGCTCGGCAGGCAGGAACGGGTTGTCGTTCCAGTTGACCTCGATCACTACGCTGTCTTGCGGCGGGTTCTCGCCCCTTAGCAATACGTCAACCGGATCGGTCGGCTTGGCAGGGTTCCAGCTAAACCATAGTTCCGAACCGGGCTTGCGAATGGTCGGGCGCAACAGGTCTAGACTGCGCTGCGATAGGCTCTGCGCTTCCTCAACCCAGGCAACGTCAAAACCCTCTAGCGACTTGATGCTGTCCGCCGTGTGGTTTTGCATCCCCTGGAACATGATTAGACCGCCACCGGGCGTTCTGATCTCTGCTTCCAGTATCTCGAACTGGTCTTGAACGCCTAGCTTGCGTATCTTGTCCTCAACCAGAAGCTTCACGCTGTTCTTTAGCGACTTCTGAACCTCACGAACGCAGGCAGCGCGAAGGCCGGGTTGCAGGATTGCCTTCTCAACTAATAGCTCGGCAAAGAAGTGGCTCTTGCCGCTACCTCTTCCGCCATGTGCGCCCTTGTAGCGAGCTGGTCCTAGTAACGGGACAAACTTACGCGGCGTCGGGATTTGCAGGATCGACAATGGTCCGCCTAATCTCGGTGGTCTTGTTGTCGGTCTGGATCGGCCCGCCGTCCTTGCCGGTCAGTTCCGTTCCCTTCACTTCGCGCCAGTCACGCGGGAAACGAGCGGCCATCGAACGCGACCAAATCGGCGCGCTGATGTTGTTCTCAATCATGCCAATGCGGCCCGCGCGTTCCCACCAAGCCTGTGAGCATTGCATCGCGTGTGTAAAGGCTTCCAGAAATTCCGGGTGGGCCTCGGTCCAATTGGTTTCCAGGGTATTGCGCGAAACGCCAATCTCTGCCGCCATCTCGACAACGGAAAAGCCTTCTTTCCCCATGCGGATTACGTCATCGCAATACTTGGGATCATACAACGAAGGGCGACCAGCAGGCATTTGGTCGGTCCTTTCCAAATTAACCCCGATCACACGCGCGCCTACCCGAATGCGTCTCGGTTCCGACGCTTGCTCATTGCAGAGGGTGGGGTGTGACCGGGGACCGGCTGCGAGGGAGGGCGCAGCGTGGTCCAAAAGAAAAGCCCCGGCGTTAACCGAGGCTCTATGCGCTGGGCGCAAGTCTAACTATCAATTACGTGCGCCATGACAGATTTTAGCGCGCTTGTCAATACCCCGCTTTAACGAGATTCCAAAACGGGT